TGATGATTTAATCATGTCAATTGCTATGGCAATTTATGTTTCCGAATTTTCTTTCACACAATTAGAAAAAGTTACGGAACATACGAAAGTTATGATTGAATCATGGCAAGTTAATACATATGAACCAAAACAAACTTCACAATTCTTTAATCCAAGCGTATCTTTTACTGATGATAAAAGTATATATAGAAATAACCCAACAAGAAAAGACTATGAACAACATTCTTGGTTATTTGGTGGGATAAGAAGGTAAAAAAGATATAAAATGGAAGATGAAAAACTAACAATATGGCAACGACTTTCTAAAGGATTTGGTCCAAACTCATTACTTGGACAAGAAAGTCCAACATTTAAATTTGATAAGAAGGTTTTATTAAAAACACCGAATAAGCAAGAGTACGAAAGAGAAAAACTCCAAGCACAACAAACAGCTTATTTAACATACCAATGGAGTAAGATTGAAAATAATTTATATACACAATCAGTATATTATGAACCCACTAGATTAGCATCATATTATGATTATGAGAGTATGGAATATTTTCCGGAAATTTCAGCAGCATTAGATACATTTTCGGAAGAATCTACAACGCCAAATCAAGATGGTCAAATGTTACAGATTTATTCTGAATCAAAAAGAATTAAATCAATTTTAACAGATTTATTCTATAATCAATTAGATATTAACACAAATCTACCCATGTGGACAAGAAATACTTGTAAGTATGGTGATAATTTTGTGTTTTTAAAACTAGACCCAGAAAAAGGTATTGTTGGTTGTTTTCAACTACCAAATATTGAAATTGAACGTATTGAAAAGGGGATGGTTAAACGTCCGGGTGGGACACCAAATAGCGACCCAGAAAATAAACAAATGAAATTCTCTTGGAAACAAAAAGATTTAGATTTTAATACTTGGGAGGTCGCACATTTTAGATTATTGGGTGATGATAGAAAATTACCATACGGTACTTCGATGTTAGAAAAAGCGAGAAGAATTTGGAAACAATTAGTTCTTGCTGAAGATGCAATGTTAATTTATAGAACATCTAGAGCACCGGAAAGAAGAGTATTTAAAGTTTTTGTTGGTAATATGGATGATAAAGATGTTGAAGCATATGTGCAAAGATTTGCAAATAAATTTAAGCGAGACCAAGTAGCGGACCCAAAAACGGGTAATGTGGATTTACGTTTTAATCAAATGGCGGTAGACCAAGATTATTTTGTACCGGTTAGGGATATTGCTGCACCTAATCCGATTGATACATTACCGGGAGCGTGTATTGATTTAAATACCAGAATTCCCCTTCTTGATGGTAGAACTTTAACTTTACAACAAATAATTAATGAGTGGGATAATGGTAATAGAAACTTATGGGTTTATTCTTGTGACCCAAATACAGGGTCCGTACATCCGGGTATGGTAACTTGGGCTGGTGTAACAAGAAAAGACGCTGAAGTTATTAAAATTACATTAGACAATGGTGAAGAGGTGATTACAACTCCAGACCATAAATTTGTTCATAGAACTAGAGAATTTGTTGAAGCGAAAGATTTAATTGTTGGGGATAGTTTAATGCCTTTTTATTCAAGAACCGAAAAAATAAAGACCAACACTAATGATTATCACCAAATTTTTGATAATGAAAAAAATCAATGGGTTTTTACGCATAGAATGGTAAAAAACAGTACTGTTGGTAGTTCTTTAGTAAAAGAATGGGTTTTTAATTCTGAATTTAAAAATAAAGATAAAAAAATAATTCACCATAAAGACCATAATCGCTTTAATAATAATCCAAATAATTTACTAATAATGAATGGTGAAGACCATTTAAAATATCACCAACATATCATAAAAGAAACGATTTGGAAAGATATTGAACTTAATAAGAAAAAAATTTCAGAAGGTATTAAAAATTATTTAAATAATCTTTCTTCAGATGAATTACAAAAAAGACATGAAAGAATTAATAATCCAATATCAAAAGCTAAAACAACTAAAAAGTTATTGGAATGGAATAAAAATGATGAAAATTTAAAAAATAAAGGTAAAAAAATTTCAAAAGCTTATACAGAAGAAAGAAAAAATAAGATAAAGGAATTAAATTTAATAAGGTGGTTGAATGATGATTATCGAAATAAAGTTTTTTCTAAAAAACAAACAATAACATTTGATGATTATATATATAATTCATTTGTTAGTGAATTTAAAAAGACTTTACGTGCTGATTTAGCGTTAAAGAACTTAAATAATTCTTTTGAATTTATTTCACATTTTAAACAAATTAATGAGGAAATTAGAAGTTCGTTAACAAACTTAAATGAATTCACGCAAAACCATGTAGATAAAATGGTTAAACAACAAGGGTTTAAAAATTTTACTGAATGGAAACATTTTGAGTGTAAAAAGAGAGGATTTAAAAATATTCGTCAATGGAAATATAATGTTGAGAAAGAAATTTATTTTAACCATAAAATAACAAAAATTGAATGGTTAACAAATAAAATTGACACTGGTACGATTACGGTTGATGGTAATGAATTATATTCAAAATCTCACACTTTTGCTATTGAAAGTGGTATTTTTATTAAAAATTCTAACCTTTCTGAAATTGCAGATATAGAATACATCCAGAAAAAACTTTTAACAGCATTAAGGATACCAAAAGCGTTCCTTGGGTTTGAAGAAGTTGTTGCTGATGGTAAAAATCTTGCGTTACAAGATATTCGTTTTGCTAGAACAATTAACAGAATACAAAAAAGTATGTTAGCGGAATTAAATAAAATTGCTATTATACATTTATTTATTTTAGGTTTTGAAGATGAACTTTCTAACTTTACATTAGGATTAACAAACCCATCAACACAAGCTGATTTATTAAAGGTTGAGGTTTGGAAAGAGAAAATCTTACTTTATAAAGACGCTGTTGCAGGAATTGAGGGTATTGCACCAACTTCACATTCTTGGGCTAAAAAACATATTCTTGGTTTCTCGGATGATGAAATTAAACTTGATATTCAACAACAAAGAATTGAAAAGGCGGTCGCAAAAGAACTTGAGAACACACCAAATGTGATTGTAAAAACAGGTATTTTTGATAGTGTTGATGCAATCTACGGTCAAAAAGGTGGTGGTACTCAAGCTGGAACTCCCCCTCAAGAACCAACATCTGATATGACAATGCCTGAAACTAGTCCAGCATCATCACCATCAATAACTCCACCAGAAGCTCCTGAGAGCGCACCAACTGAAACTCCAACAACAGTACCTGAATCAAAACAGGAAAGAGTAAATATTTTACTTGAAGGTGGTCTTTTAAATGAAGATGAAGAAATCGATTTGAGTAAAGCTAGAATTCAATTAGGTGAAATGGAAGAACATTTAAATAAACTTCTAAAGTCGTGATATTTATTTAAAAATATATTTTGAAAAATGAAAACCTTTGGAACTATAAAAACAAAAATTGAGGATAAATTAACTGATTCCTACAAAAAAAATACATTTAAAAAAGAATTAAAGAAATTTAAAACACTTGTTTTAGAAGATAAAAATGTTGTGCAAATTTATCACATTTATGACAATTTATCTAAACCTCAAGGATATTCCGAAGAAACATCAAAATTATTTTTAGATGAAGCAATTAATATGGTTAAAAAATCAATCGAAAAAACTGATTTTAAAAAATTAAATGAATGGATAAGTGATGTAAAATCTGAAAACAGATATTCACATATTGATATGATTGTTGAGGGTAAAGTCCAACAAATTGAATCTATTATTAATAGTAAAAAATTAATAATTGAAAATTTACAGAAAAAACAAGATAAGAAAGAGGTAATTAATCTACCACTAAAAACTATGTTAGGTGTAGCAAATAAAGCATTAAATTCAATTGTGTCTAATTTGAATGAGGAAGAGAAAAAAGAGTTAACTCATATTATTTCTTTATCTGAAAATGATATAAAAATTCAATTTAGTGATTTAAAGGAAAGTACAATAAAAAAATTAGAAAGTTTATTATTAGAACAAACTGATGTCGAGTTGGTTAATAAGATTCAAGATACTATTACAAAAATAAAAGATGAGACTCCCGGAAGTTTAAGTCTATATAAGTTACTAACGTTAAATAAAACATTTTAAAAAAAATTTGTTAATTCAGTATTTGTTTTCTATACTTTAAAAAATAAACTTTTATGTGAGATGAGTATAGATGAAGACAGGAAAAACATTAAAACTAACCGGTTATAATAATATAAAAGTTAGTTACGGTACGGTGGATTTTAAAAATTTTAAATCGTTATATTTAAATATTCAAAGTTGGTTGCAACCAAAGATTGATTTGGAAGATTGGGATCGAGTCGTGGGTAATTTACGAAAAGATGTAAAGCACGTAATTCATGATATATTAAATCCAATTTTTTTTGAAAATAATTATATTGTTGATTTGGATTTAAGAACTAGCGGAATCCAATATGGAAAAAGGAGTTTTATGAATTTAGAAATAACACTTTACGTTAAAAACAATATAAACTTTAAATCAAGTGAACTTAGAAATGAACTTAATTACATTTCAAGAACAATAAATGATAATGTCTTTTTAAATAATAAATATTTTACATATTCAATAACAAAAAAGATTACACAAGAAAATATATTAGAAAATACACATATTTATAGATAAAAAATTATCTATGAAAATCTTAGGACCAAACGAAATAGGACAAAGAGGTATTCTTATTGAAATGGATGCTGGTTATATTTCACCAAGTGATGAACGTAATTTAGCAATCATTAAAGAATCTAAAAACTTATTGGATTATTCAAAACCATTTGAATTTTATGCTGTATTACAAAAATACGGAGTACCAAACAGAAATGGTAGAATTTATCCTGAAAGTATATTAAAAAGAGAATCTGAAAATTATTTAAAATTAATCAAACAAGGGAAAGCTATGAGTGAATTAAATCACCCAGAATCTTCCCTTATTGATTTGGATAGAGTTTCACATCTTATTACAGATATGTGGTGGGACGGTCATATTTTAATGGGTAAATTAAAGTTATTAACATCACCCGGATTCCATGAAAGAGGTATTGTATCAACAAAAGCGGACATTGCTGCTAATTTGTTAAGACACGGTGCAACTTTGGGTATTTCCTCAAGAGGTGTTGGTTCATTGGTTAAAAAGGGTGAACAAAATGAGGTTCAATCAGATTTTGAATTAATTTGTTTTGATTTGGTATCATCACCTTCAACACCGGGTGCGTATCTCTTTAGTGATGTTAATGATAGAAACAAATTTGAAGAGAATATTGAGGAAGAGAAAAAATTGAGACAGCAGCCTATTTCAGATAAAAAAGAAATTAAGTCACTTGACTTAATGAAAAGATTATCCGATTATTTGGGAAAATAATCTAAAACATTTTAAAAATGAACGAAAATCAAAAGTATTTTGTGGCAAAAGTTTCTTTGGACATTCCAGATCTTGACAGCGGTAGAATTAAAACAAAAAAAGAAGAGAAATTAGTTATGGGATATTCCGTAACTGATGTTGAAGCTAAAATTACAAAAAAATATGAAGGATTTCCTAGTGATTGGAGAATTACTGCGGTAGTTGAGAGTAAAATAGATGAGGTG